CGGGCATAAATACCGCCGCTTTACTTGCAATTTCATTCAAAGCGCAGATCGTACAGGATAGAGCCGCCGGAACGAATGTCGTAACCGACGAAATGATCCTTCAATCGGCGGAAGTAATCGAATATGAGGGCTTCAAGGATAATCACGAATATAAAACGATCGGCGAAATCTTCAAATACGGCGACCGCTATTTTGAGGTTATCGCGAAGCACACTTCAAACGCGGCGGCTTTTCCTGTTGAAACGACATTCGCATATTACCGCCTTGTCGAACTTCACGCGTCCGGCACGATTGACGATCCGATCCCGTATCCGGAAACGGCGGGGATCGTTGTCAATGTCGTAAAGGACAAATATTACAGCTACAAAGGCGGGGTTTACCTTGCGACGGCTGATATTCCGAATTGCGTATATCCGCCGGATACGGAAGGAATGTGGCAATGGGAAAAGGTATTGTGAAGGGAGGTAAAAGAAAATGAATGATTTTATCGTGGCGCTGGGAATTATCAGCCCTGTTTGTGCTATCGTGTTCGGGTATGTCGCCTTCTACCGCAACAGAAAAAAGGACGACACCGACGAAGGCAAATCCACGGGCGCGATTATGACCGAATTGGGATACATCAAAGGCGGGATCGACGACGTGAAGGCGGAGCAGAGGGAACAGCGAAAGACAAATACGGAATTCGTTTCCCGCCTTACAGCCGTGGAACAGAGCGCAAAACAGGCGCACAAAAGGCTTGACCATATCGAAGAATTGCAAGGAAGGGAATGGCGCGAATAACGCCGTTCCCCTTTTTAATTGCTGGAGGTGTAATAAATGAGCAATAGCAAACTAATTTCATATACGAAGATTTCGCCGAACAGAGGAAACACAATCAACGAAGTATGGAAGCCGGAAAGAACACACGCGATCGACACAATCACAATTCATTGCGTCGTCGGGCAATGTTCCGTTGAAACGCTGGGAAATATATTCGCGCCGACTTCGCGACAGGCAAGTTCGAATTACGGTATCGGCAACGACGGACGGATTGGAATGTATGTTGAAGAAAAAGATCGTTCGTGGTGCAGTTCGAACGCGGCAAACGATAACCGCGCAATCACGATCGAAGTTGCAAGCGATACTTCCCATCCGTACGCTGTCAACGCGAAAGCGTATGCCGCTCTTCTTGACCTTGTAACGGACATTTGCAAAAGGAATGGGATCAAGCGCCTTGTATGGTCTGCAAATAAGGCGGACAGGGTAAACCACAAAAACGGGTGCAATATGACCGTTCACAGAGATTATGCAAATAAATCTTGTCCGGGCGATTATCTGTATAACAGGCATTCGGAAATCGCGGCGGAGGTAAATAAACGGCTGGGGGCTTCGCAGGAAACAACGAAACCGGACAAGCCGAATGGAAAAACGCTTTACAAAGTGCAGATCGGCGCGTTCTCAAAAAAAGAGAACGCAACGGCGCTTGAAGCAAAGGTGAAGGCGGCAGGCTTTGAAACCTATATTGTAAATATCGGCGGGCTTTATAAAGTTCAAGTCGGAGCGTTCAGCGTGAAAGCAAACGCGGAAGCAATGAAAAAGAAGCTGGAAGCGGCGGGATATTCCGACGCATTTATAACAACTTCGAGCGGGACGGCTTCGGCGGGCATTACAAAGGGAAGCAAAGTGCGCGTGAAGAGCGGCGCAAAAACCTATACAGGCGGAAGCCTTGCTTCCTTCGTTTACAAGCGAGATCACATCGTGAAAGAAATTAACGGCAAACGCGCCGTTATCACATACGGCGGCGTTGTTGTCGCGGCGGTGAACGTTGACGATCTGACGCTTGCATAATACGCAAATAACGCACGGTACGCGTTGCATATCACACGCGCGCGTTATCCGTGCGTTAAAGGTACACTTTGAAGGGGGACAAAATGAGAAAAACAAACAGACGCGGAAGGCGCGTAAAACGCTTTTCCGTATTTAAGGATGGCGAACGCTTCGCGACGAAAGCCGTTATTGTGATCGCCATAACGACGGCGGTATTTGTCGCGGCGCAGTACATTTCGTTCATTATCACACGGCAGGAACAAACGGCATTGATCGAATGGTATTTCCGCGCCGTTGTGATTGAATGCGGTGTTATGATGATGAAGCGCGTCGCAGAAGTGATCGTCGGAAGAATTAAGAAAAAAGAAAACATCGAAACAGAAAGCGAGGATATGAACAATGAATATTGATCTTACTATCGTAGTTGAAGCCGTTGCCGCGCTGATTGCGGCAGTTATTACAGCCTTCGTGATCCCGTGGATCAAGAACAAAACCACGAATGAACAGTTTGAAAAAATCAAAATGTGGGTTGAAGTCGCCGTCGAAGCCGCAGAACAAATCTACATCGGGAGCGGGCGCGGCGAAGAGAAGAAAGCGTACGTCGTGCAATTCCTTGAAACAAAGGGCTTCACTATTGACGCGGACAGCTTGGACAAGCTGATCGAAGCCGCCGTATTCAACCTTCCTTCATACATCGGCGTTCTTGATACCACGGACAACGAATAACAACACCGATCCGCCGCCGTGCGCTTCCCCTTTCACGCATAGCGGCTTTTCAGCGGCGGACGGTAACGCGTCCGCCGTACATAAAAATTCCCCCCGTGCGGGCTTTCGAGCCTTCACGGGGGCTTTTTTTGTTGGCGATTTAGGATTTACGGAAGCGAATAATAATTTCAGCGCCGTAAATATCGTTTGCGCCGCAGTATGCTTCAATATGCGTTACGCCGTCGCAACGTTCGAAATTATCTTCAATGAATTGGACGTGTTCGGCGGGGACGTATCCAGCCTTTTCACCGTTCAGCATTACAGCGAAGGCGGGCTTCCCTTCGTATTCTCCGCGTTCAAGGATAACTTCGGCTTCGTTTTTATCGAAGGGATCGTCTTTCCAATACAAGCGGCGAAGAATTGTTTGTCGGCTTTTATGACCGTCTTTGAACGTAACGCCAGCGATCCTTGTTTTCAAGAATTCGTACGGGCTTTCCGTTTCCGGCGCGGCTTCCTCTTTCTTGACGGCGGGCGCTTCCTTCGGCTTTTTTTGCTGACGATAACCGAAGAACGCAAGCACAGCGGCGATTACAACGCCCGCGACAAATTCGCCGATACCGTCCGGAAGAAACGTAAACGAACAAATCAAGAAGAGCGCGGCGACCGCAAATAAAATTATTGCAGATTTCTTCATTCGAAATCCCCCTTTCGCGGGCAGAATGATTGAATATAGTTTCCCATTCTGACCTTTAACACAATTATACGCTTCTTGCGCGGTAAAATCAAGAATAAAGCGGAATATTAACACGCGAAGCGGAAAAAATCAGAATGAAAGGGGGCGGCGCGTCAAGAATGAAGATATACGACTATAACGGCAAAAAGAATATTTGCGGCGACCGCTTGCGGGAAGCACGGGTTATTCGGCGGCTACGTCAAGAGGATTTAGCGGCGCAAATACAGATCAAAGGCGTTAATATGGAGCGGGACAGCATAAGCCGGATCGAAATCGGAACGCGCTTCGTATCGGATTTTGAATTGAAAATCTTTGCGGAAGTGTTGGACGTTTCGGTTCATTGGCTTTTAGGTATAGACG